GTTCATCAGCTGATCGCGTTTGAAGCTGGTAATACGTTGTCTTATTAGACTTACACCGATTGCACGTAAAAAGACCAACTAAATTAGCACGAGCTTCCTTTTCAACGTATTGCCTTCTCATATCAAGGTGAATCTTCTCTTCGATTCTCTTGGCATATGGTCCATCGTACCATAATTCTTCCGGTTTCATATTGATTACATCTTTGGTTTTTATCACTTTCCTAACGATTTTAGATTTCAAATCGGGTGATTGTCTCAGATTGTATTGAATTTGCAGGAACTTGTGCTTATACACATTCGCGAAACGGTGATTTTCCCATGCGGCATCATTAGGGTTTTGACATTTTTCAATAGAGTGATTTAGAATATTCTTCTCGAGATTTAAGCAGATTGTATCATCTTCAGGAATCCCGAGAAGAGTAGATAGGCGTTTAATCACAAAGCACCTGGTCGGATTTTCCATTGTACTTATCTTATAAAAGACTCGTTCTTTTATGTGACTTAGGGCAAAGGAAGACCTTCATATGGATTATTCCTCGTACAGTCTTCCATATTCTCAGGAGAACAGTTATCAAAGAATTGAGACGTTCTACGGGTGGGGTTGGTATCTACGAACCCGTACCGGTAATCAGAACCCATGGGGCGGTACGTCTCCCTTAAATACCGAATACCTATGATAGCTATCACGGCAAAAACTACAACCAAAATATGCTTCTCACGGAGCTTAAACATTTATATTCTGTGAATATTTTTTTTATACACACCTCTTAAGATGACATTGGCTGTTCTTATACACGAAACACGTGACTCTATAGAACAAATACACTTGGATATAGAGCCTTCAAAAAACGAAGTGTTTAAAATACTTTCTGGTAGAGCTACATTTATTGGTCAATGGCCTGACATAGATGTGGTTATAATGAAACCAGAAAACCCCGGAATAATTAAGAATGAGAATATCTTACCAAAACCATTTGAAGATGAGGAAGTTTATGGTAAGATACTATTGGTACGCATGGATGAAAATTCAGATCCACAAGATTTTTCGCTAGATGAATATTTATCACTTCTTCCCGGGGACGAACGCATCCTCACTTAGAACTGCGTTCGCATACTTCATACATAACTGAAAGTGTACATATGCCCAGTCAGCAACATTAGAAATAACGGGTTTAGTTGGTAGAGGGTTATCATTCACGGCAGCCTCAACATTGATCCTCTCACCAGACATCGACTTGGCCATTACTCCACCAAGTTTCTTCAACCACATCACATGGTCTTCGTTTTTACAGTTGAAATTCTTTACAAAGTCCGCCATTTATATTAGGTATGATTCTTTTCTATAAGTAAGCGCGCACTCGGGTCTCTTACTTTAGTCCATTTTGGTCTCCAGATTTCTGTGATGAGATGATCACAATCTTCACCATAAAACTTCCAGAAAATGTTCCGGTATAACACCTCTTCCTTTGTTATGGGTATATTGTGACCCCGGCTTCTACTTTTAGTGTCTCTGTAAACCTTATCAGTGACATCTCTTTCCGCGTACGCTTTGATTTCATCTACCCAATTCGTCCCGACTGCGTCACTCATTCCGTCCTTCTGTCTCCATAAAATCTCATCCGGTAGATACCCCATAAACGCCTCTCTCAATACACGTTTTTCAATCGGGTCCACCTTCAGGTTTTGGTTTATAGTCATACACGTATCTATGAATTTCTTATCCAGAAATGGGACGACCAAATCTAAACCATGAGCCCCCGCACACCTATCTGCACGCAACCCGTCAAACTGGTGAATCAAACGAAGACGACGCATGTTTTCGTATGCGAACTCATCGACGGATGGTGCGTTATGGAAATAGAGATATCCACCCAGAATTTCATCACTCCCCTCACCAGAGAATATATAACGGCAATCTGTATGTTCTTTGATGTATTTGCACAATAACCACATAGGTGTACTCGCTCTCACAGTCGTAGTATCATATGACTCAAGGCTAAAAATCACATCCCCAAGATGTGCGATTCCATCACTGATAGTGAACTTAACTTCTGTATGATCCGTATTGAGGTAGTCAGCAACTTTACGAGCCGCTTTCAAATCCGGACTCCCTTCTAAACCGATCGAAAATGTTTTGATTTTACCGAGTTTCTGTGAAGCAATCGAAGCAATTAAACTACTATCCAGTCCACCAGAGAGAAGAAATCCTATTTCTCGGTCGGTCGTAGCGATTCGGTCATGTACAGCAGTCTCGAATACATCCCTAATCTGGTCACGAACATTTGGTGTTTCAATATATTTATGCACGTTCCAGTACCCGGTGTGATAACATACAAAATCATCAATGTATGAATCATATATATGACCCGGGGGGAATATATCAATTCTTGAGTTCAAAAATCGTAACGCCTTGACCTCACTCGAAAATGCGATCGAACCATCTGCGTACCGTGTATAAAATAGAGGTCTGACTCCGACTGGGTCCCTCGCCGCCATGATTCTCTTCCCATCGGAATATATGATGGCAAAGTCACCATTGATCATTTCCATAGTTTTAACCATACCGAAACTTTTTATGAGAGGGAGTAGAACTTCGCAGTCACTCTGACTCTTCTCAGATCCAGTTCTAAATTTGTTATGATTGTAAATTTCACCGTTACAAATCAACATACGCCCATCATCTATGAAAGGTTGCATACCCGCTTTCGTTAAGTCGTTTATACATAAACGATAATAGTCCATACGACATTTACCCAATGTCTTTGTTTCGTAATCATCTGGTCCTCGATGAGAAAGCAAATATGGTGAAACGTCCACCTCTTCACCAAAAAATGCTAAAATACCACACATCTTATAAATACCACTCACTTTGTTTTTAAGTTAAAATCCATCCACTCACCAAAGTCTTCTGGACTCGCAACGCCATCCATTTCTTGGCCAGTCATGTTTACCGTTTCTGTGTTGGCACCAAAAATGACATCAAATGCTAAAATACAGTAAAATGAGACGTTGGTTCTACACGCTATTTTATCTAAAGTGTTAAAATCGAGTGTCTCAATTTCCAACGATCGTTTTATGATACGAGGCGATCCATACGGAAACTTCACCTGCTCCATTCGCTCTAACTTCCTGTTCTCCGATGACATGTCAAGGGATGGCCATATACGATTTCTAGCCCTAAATTCGGCCGAATAATCTATACATTTCATTGCCATATCCTTTTCAGCAAAACACACGAAACGAGATTTCGATTTAGGATCCACAAGACTAAGATAGGTACCATTGTAATTTAACTTAATGAAGTGGAAATCCATGTTGTAATATATTAATAAAAAAAATATCAAAAGAAATCAGATGCGTAGATCATATGTATTACCGATCGTAGCTTTACTCGTATTAATCATATATCATGTTTATGCAGTTGGTGCAGACGTGGGTACTGTAAACTACGCCGGTGATTTTATTGAGACGTGCAGAGCTGGTACACGTTTACGAGCATTCAAAAAGGATATAGAATCAACATGGGACTCTCGTGGTATAGGCAAGTTATTTGATTCTGTAAATTTGGAAACACCATTTGGTGAATCGGTAGATTACATATCTGTGAAGACAACTTCAAAAGAACAGTTTAGAGAACGGTATCTACATACGAATACACCATGCATAATCCAAGATGTACCAAATGAATGGAGTGCGATGAAAAATTGGTCATTCGAAAGTTTCAAAGAACGTTTCGGAAAATGTAAGTTTAAAGTCACTGGAAACAATGGTAAACTCAAATACAATTATTATTATCATTATGTAAACACACCCAAACATAGACAAGATGATGAACCGATATTTATATTTGATAGTACGTTTGCGGATAAAGGTAAAAAAATGAGAGAACTTCTTAATGAATACACAATACCCGAATGGTTCGATGAAGATCTATTCGATTGTTTATCTGAAGAAGAACGACCAAATTTTAGATGGTTATTATTGAGTACGAAAAGAGCTGGTACGTCGCTCCACGTGGATCCAGTATGTACAAGTGCATGGAACACTATGATACAGGGAAAGAAACGGTGGATATTATTTCCACCGGAAACGTTTAAATCTGAAGATGACTTTAATTCAACTATACGGGGTGCCGAATGGTTTCTGAAAGAATATCCCAAGTACAAACACTTACCACATAAGGATATTATACAACTCCCAGGGGAAACTGTATTTTTACCGAGTGATTGGTGGCATATAACTGTAAACTTTGAGGATTCCATCGCCGTGACACAGAATGTTCTCACAGTCAATAATTTCAATAAAGCGAGAGAGCAAGTCTATGATGCATTACCCAAGGTATACCTAAAATGGATACGTATTCTAAACGAAAATCCCGAGAAATACTGTGGTAAAATACATGAAGTACGGACACTTGACTCGATTGATTATTCTTCCGATTTTAACGAGAGTGAAAGTGACGTTGAATAAAACCATTGCTCATAATAGATGAACTTCCCTAAGACCCCCGGTCAATGTAAATATGCACTCGCACTTCGTTCGCCCAAACCCATCGTGATAGGAACTGGACCAGCGGGATCCGGGAAGACGATGCTCGCATGTCAAATTGCCCTTGAACACGTGACCAAGTATCAACGCCCCAAAATCGTTCTGACACGACCAATCGTAGCAGCAGATGAGGACATGGGATACCTACCAGGGGACATGGACCAGAAGATGGAACCATGGACAAAACCCATGTTTGATATTTTCGAACAGTATTTCTCATACAACCAGATTGATCGATTTGTCAAGATAGAGCCACTCGGGTACATGCGAGGTCGAACATTCACTGATACACTCATCATCGCTGATGAGATGCAGAACGCCACCCCCAATCAAATGAAGATGCTCCTCACGAGGGTCGGTGAGGGGACTAAGCTCATCGTGACAGGTGATCTCGAACAATCCGACCTTGGTCCAGAAAATGGTCTTGAAGATCTCATATATAAAATGCAGTGTCAAGATCTTGAATACATTACACATGTCAGGATGGAAGATGAGGATATCGTCCGTCACCCAGCGGTTAAAGAAGTGCTCGGTATTCTATCAAAATGACAAAGGTCATCATCGCACTACCCGGTCGAACGTATTCAGGAAGGTTCATGATGAACCTCATCAATACAATCATGACTATGAAATCTCGGGGATATGAAATCATAATGACCAATGAATATTCCAGTTATGTCACATTTTCACGAATGAAAACACTTGGTCTTGATGTTCTTAGAGGTGCTCACCAAACTCCATTCGGTGGGAATCTAGATTACGATGTATGGCTTACTATCGATTCAGATATCATGTTTACACCCGACCAGGTTATTGAACTCGTAGATAACACAGAGAAATATCCAGTTGTTTCTGGTCTCTATCGAATGGAAGATCTCACACATTATGCGTGTGTTAAACAGTGGGACACGGAGTACTTCAAGAAAACTGGAACATTTGAATTTATGAAAGTTGAAGACTTTGAGTCTACCCCCAAATTCATTCCAGTCGCTTATAATGGAATGGGGTTCTTTGCGTGTCGTAAGGGTGTCATCGAAAAGTTGAAGTATCCATACTTTAGCTACCCTCTCATTGAGATTGAAGCTGAAGATGGGACTATCATCAGAGACACGTGCTCTGAAGATGTAGCGTTTTGTAAAAATATCACGGACGCCGGATTTGAGGTAATCGTGAATACGACCCTCCGTGTTGGTCATGAGAAAACTCTCGTAATTTGAGAGTTTCAACATCATTATGTAACTTTTTTAGTTGTACGTCAATTGAATCGATCCTGTCTAATACGAATTTCTTCTCCAATTCGTATTCTTCAAAATTTTTCTTTCGTTTGTCATACCACTCTTTGATATCTTCTATAGAAAATTCAATTTCGGCACATCTGTCGGCGAGTTTGTAATCGATTGGTAGTTTACGGAGACTGTATGCTATATCATCAGCCCTGGCTTCCAGATCCTGATAAGAATCTTTGAACTCTACGTGTTCGTCCATAGCTTTCATGGAGATTTATTTTTACTTAGGTCTTTGGCGGCATTGATTCTATATTCGAGATCGGTGGCTGGCCACTGGATAAGAAAATCATCCTTTTGCCATTGCCCATCTGTTCCTAATATATCATTAAAGTTGGGTCTATTTTTTAGCAGTGGTAATTTAGTATAATCATACGAATTCATTACGCGTTGAGGTAAAACCTTAATGACTTCCGCCCAAAATGTCCCACCCGGGGTGATACCATTCTCTCGTAAATGTGAACCTATAGCCAAATCTTGTATAAGTTGATTTTCAACCATGTACCAATTCCTGTAAAGTGGCATACCCGAAATCACGGTGTTCAGAAATGCCTTTCCTATGGGTGTATTTTTAACAAGCATATTCCCACAGTTAATACCGTTACAGTCGGCTGGAATCATGACATGTGTATTTCCACCCGCATGTTCCTTAATGATATCCTCAATTTTTGTGTCCATATTCGTAATCATAACATCACAATCGGTGCTAAAAACCCATTCAACTTCTGGATGTTTCCTGAACACATCTTTAATAAGAAATATCTTACCCCATCCAATTGGGATATGTGTGTCAGGAATCGGTGGTGGCCACATCATAGGCTTCCCGGTTAGAGAAGCTCCACCATCGTCAGCATATTCGAGTATGTACCCATGTTTTTCACAGTATTCCTTCTTATTTTTATGAAGAGTCCATTCAGCTAAAGGTTCGTATTTTTGATCATGTACAGACACCAAAGCTATCATATGGAATAGATATCATATACATCTTTAAGTTTATGATTAAAGATTTGTAAACAATTATTACAAATGAATACCTGTGATTATATCATAGACACACTTTACTTGAATGGTATAGATACATATTTTGTAGTAACTGGTGGGTCTATAGTTCCATTCATAAACGCAGTTTCTCTAAACCCCAAAGTGAAATATTATTGTTTTCAGCACGAACAATCAGCAGCTATGGCTGCTGAGGGATATTACAGAAGCTGTGGTAAAGTTGCTTGTGTATGCGTCACGAGTGGTCCGGGTGTTCAAAATATCTTAAATGGTGTATGTGGGTGTTGGTACGACTCTGTACCTGTATTTTTCATCACGGGTCAAGTGAACACGAAAGAAGATCTTTCCAATTTCAACTCAAAACCAAGACAAAGTGGGTTTCAAGAAATGCCCGTAGCTAAGATGTTTGAGGATGTCACGAAGAAGTCTGTACATATCCCAGAACTTGGACAACTCGAGGGTGTTCTCGGGGAGTTGTTAACTGAACTGAAGACACCACGGTATGGACCCGTGCTCATGGATTTACCCGTAAATCTTCAAATGACTACGATTCAAGATGTAAATATTAACCTCGTGACACACAGTCGTAGAGTCACTCCACGATATGACATTTCGGAATATATTCATAAGAGTAAACGACCAGTGATCATTTTTGGTCACGGTGTAAAGCTCGCGGGTGCAGAGAAAGAGGCTATAGAGTTTGTTGAAAAGACTAGGATACCATTCATGGTTTCATGGGGTGCATTTGATATATGTGCAACCGACCATCCACTTCGCATAGGTTCTATAGGTGTTTATGGTGATAGAGTTGTGAATTATGCTGTTCAAAATGCAGACCTTGTTATATCGATCGGGAGTCGTCTCGACAGTCGTCAAATTGGTGGAAATGGGTCCATGTTTTCAGTTCATTCAAAAAAAATTATGGTAGATATCGATGTAGAAGAAATCAATAAGATGCCTGAAAAGGGTGTTGAAATTGACCTCGGTATAGTGAGCGATGCCAAGAACTTCTTCGATAGTGTTATTGTTGATGACTCTTCTTTTGAAATGGGTCCTTGCCTTTACACCCATCAAGAGACTACTGAGATATGGGTTAATAAGATTAATGAATGGAAACATAAATATGATGAAGAGAAGATGCGTAAAGGTGACTCAGCTGTTTATGATTATCTGGATGGGTTTTTTGAAGATCTACCAAATGACTGTATAATCGTACCAGATATAGGTGGTAATCTGGTATGGACAATGCAATGTGCCACACTCAGGGGTGGTCAGAAACTTTTCACAAACTTCAGTAATGCGTCTATGGGATGTGCACTTCCTATCGCGATTGGTGCCGCGATAGGAACGGGTAAGAAAGTTTACTGCATAGCTGGTGACGGTGGTTTCCAGATGAATATTCAAGAATTATCAACTGTCAAGAAGTATGACCTCCCAATTGAAATTGTAATTTTAAACAATAGTGGCTACGGTATTATTAAACAGTTCCAAGATAGTTACTTCAATTCAAAATATGTTGCGACATCAAAGAATGATGTATTTGGAGACATAGTTGATTTTGTAAAAATCGCTGAAGCCTATGGTGTGAAAACTCTACGAGATATTCCCATACCAGAGACGCAAAAAATTTACCCCAAATTGGAGTTTGGAAACTCACTTGAAAATATGACACCCTATATCGACTTTGAGAAGGATATGATTGTCCCCGTTCCACCTAAGAAGGAGCTAGGATGGAACTAATATATGGTTCACCCAACCCCGATTTATTTTTTATTTCAAATGTAGCCCCGAAGAGTTTGGCCCATTCAGATAATAACATTTTTTGGGGATAAACTAAATTACAGTATTTTGGCATAAGCCATTTACTATACACATATTCCTGAACAATTTTTTTAACGTCCTCCACGTCGATGAAGTCAAAATATCTGTCTTGATCAATGTTAACGTGACCATGTCGTTTACATATAGCACTAAAGCGAGTTGGAAGTTCACCCGTTCCGTAACACCCCCAAATACGCAATGAATGTGCATTAGGAATCGTATCTATACGTTTATCTACCATCCATTTTGAAAGACCGTAAGGGTCTGTGGGTGGACTACCTTTTAAGGCTGCACCACTTGAAAAGTATATGAGTTTACCATTAAACACCCTAACAACATTTTCAAACATAAGTGTATTTTTATATGTAGTTTCCGTATTCAATTGATCTATACTTGCAGCACAATGTATAACTACATCATAATGGTGTGCTTTAAAGTACTCTTCCACTTCATCTTGGTTTAAAAGATCTAAGTCGTGTCTAGTGACACCAACCCAATCTGTGTTTCTAATTAAATTCTTACCTATAAAACCACCTGCACCAAGTACACAAACGTTCATGTAGTTTAAAGAATAATATACTCTTTATATTATAATGCCAAAGAAGGTTTGGTACGCACCAAATAAGTTTGAATCTTATGGTGAAGAAGAAATCAAGGCTGTGGAAGAATGCCTCCGTGCAGGATGGCTTGCGGGTTTTGGTGAGCGTACAATTGAATTTGAGAAACGGGTCTCTGACTATTTTGGTAAGAAACATGGACTTTTTGTCAACTCTGGAAGTAGTGCGATTCTCCTAGGTCTCTGCGCTCTAGATCTCCCAAAGGGTTCTGAAGTAGTTACTCCTGCATGTGGGTTCGCTACGACTGTTGCCCCTCTTATGCAACTCGGTCTCAAACCCATATTCTGTGATGTTGGTCTAGATTCATACGTCCCAACTGTTGATGACCTCAAGAAGGTTGTTACACCAGACACTAAATGTCTTCTTCTCCCTAATCTTATTGGTAACGTACCAGATTGGCAGGGTATTAGGGAAGCTTTCCCGGGTGTCATTCTTTTTGAAGATTCGGCTGACACTATGACTCGTACATCATGCACAGATATCAGCACCACAAGTTTCTACGCAAGTCACGTGATTACCGCTGGTGGATGTGGTGGTATGGTTATGTTTAATGATGAGGAACACCTTAAAAGAGCCCTCATGTTCCGTGATTGGGGACGCATCGGTGACAATATCGAAGAACCTAGTGAACGCTTCAACCATTCAGTAGATGGTATCCCATATGACTGGAAGTTTCTATATGGTGTCGCGGGGTATCATCTCAAAGCCTGTGAGATGAATGCAGCCTTTGGTCTCGTACAACTCGATAAACTCGATGGATTCCTAAAGAAAAGGCGTCAAAATATAGAGAGGTACCTGGAGAATCTCAGGGAAACTCCATATTATACACTCCCAGATGATTCCAAGAAGCCTAATTGGTTAGCTATACCCTTTCAGTGCCCAGATCGCTTAGAATTGGTAAATTTCATGGAGAAGAATGGAGTCCAAACTCGAGTTACGTTTGCGGGTAATATTACGAGACACCCAGCGTTTAGAGAGTACTTGGATGATTTTGAAAATGCGGATCGTATTATGAAAGACGGGTTTCTGTTGGGTGCACACCATGGTATGACAATCGAAGATGTAGATCGTGTGTGTGAATTACTTAAAAAATTTGCCGAATATAAACTAAAGGGACGATGTTCTCTAATGTAATGGTCACTGGTGGGTGTGGCTTCATCGCATCTAATTTCCTAAACATCATGAAGAAGAGATATCCCGAAACACATTTTATAAATGTCGATAAACTTGATTACTGTTCTAATGTAGAAAATGTCGAACCAGGTGTTGCCACCTTTGTGAAAGGAAATGTTGGAAACACTGAACTCGTAGAACATCTCATAGAAAAATATTCATTTGACGCTGTGTTTCATTTCGCGGCACAGAGTCATGTCGATAATTCTTTCGAAAATGCCCTCTCCTTCACGATGGATAATACACATGCAACCCATGTTCTTATTGAAGCATGTAGACGACATATACCAAATGTAGAATTCATTCATTTTAGTACCGATGAAGTATATGGTGAGTCTAAAACTGATATTCCATTTACAGAAGAAGAAGGCGTTCTTCGACCAACAAATCCATATTCAGCGTCAAAGGCTGCCGCTGAAATGATTGTTCGTTCGTACATTGAATCATTTGGAATGAATATCAAAGTCATTCGATGCAACAACGTATACGGACCTAATCAATACCCAGAAAAACTTATACCAAAGTTCAAGAGACTTTTAAAGGAGGGTAAAAAATGTACGATTCATGGTAGAAATTGCACAAACATTAAACGGGCATTCATGCACGTTGAAGACGTCGTGGATGCCGTTGAAACTGTGTGGAAAAGGGGTACAGTGGGAGATGTTTATAATATCGCATCCGATGATGAACTGACCGTGATGGAAGTAACACATTTGATCATAGAAACGATCACGGGCACCACAGACTATGACAAATGGGTTGGGTATGTTGATGATAGACCATTCAATGATAAACGATACTATATATGCGCGAATAAACTTAAGGCACTTGGGTGGCGTCAAAAGAAAACAAGAGAAGATCTCATAGAATTTTTACGAGTTTAAAGTTAAATTAATCAATTAAATCAATGATAACTGAACCGGATTGGAAAGGTAAAAAGTCAAATCCTAATGGTCAGGTTATCATCGGTGATAATACAGAGATGAAAGAATATGTGGTCATAAATAAACCAACTGAAAGTTACACGAGAATAGGTAACAATTGTTATATCATGAGTCAGGTATTCATAGGACATGATTGTGATATAGGTGACAATGTGCAGTTAAACCCGGGATGTAGCATCGCTGGATTTGTAACTATAGGTGACAATACTCATGTGGGTATGAATGCATCTATACACCAAAGATCTGTGATAGGTAAATACTGTGTGATAGGTGCAGGTAGCTTTTTCAAGGGTGATTCACCCGACGGTATCGTATGGGGTGGAGTTCCCTCGATTCCCATAAAAGTCAATACAATTGGGATAGAGAGATCTTCACTATCCGATAGTGATAAAAAATCACTTGTTGAAGTTGGTGAACAATTCGTTAACAGTTTCAAGCGTTCTCGCAATATCTAATGGGTACCCCAGATAATTTTTGGAAAAGAATAACCGAATGTTAGATACGATGGCATCTTTACATTCGATACGACCCAGATTTTCTATGTGATCGGGATCTTCCGAAAACCATCTATACACATCATCTGCACAATACACACTAATGTTCCGTGTTTTTATAGATGAAGAATTACTCACTTCTATGTTAAATGTAATACCATTTTTACTGAAACCATTTATTAATACAGACATATCATTCGCATAAGTTACGTGTATCTTTTCTAAAATATCTTTCGATTTAATCAATAAGAATGTTAAGATCGATATAGGGTGGACAGCTAAATCTGTTACTATGTTTACATCCTTGGGGATCATTGATCCATCATTCATCCATTTCATTTCGACGTGTTTTATGTCACTCACATTCCCTAGACGTTTTATAGCTTCATGTTGGAGCCATGTGAAATCACAATACAAGAAAACATCATCCGGTTTCTTGGAAAATATATCGAGTGTATCATCTAATGTGTTACATATGGGTTTCTCCACCCAAATATTTTTAACACCCTTTTGGAAGAGTTCTAAAAGAATACTGTGATGTGTACTCGCAGGTGTCGTTACAAACCAATATCCGTCTACATTCTCTACATCGGATATATTCTTGAATTCGCTATTTGGATTAAACGGGTCTACAGTAACAAGTTCGTCAACGGGAAATTCTTTCAACTTACTTTTGATAATTTTACCAAAATATCCTAAACCCACTATAACACACTTCATTATTAAAGACATGCAACTTATCTTTAATAATGAAAGTACCATTTAATGACTTGAAAAGAATCCATGATCCACTCAGAGAGGAGTTTCACCAAGCTCTCGATACAGTCTTAGATTCTAGTGGTTTTGTTGGGGATACGATGTTTGCCAAGAACTTTAAGGAATATACCAAATCTCCATACTGTATCACATGTAACAGTGGTACAGATGCATTATATCTGGCAATTAAGGCTCTCGAGCTTGAAGATAATTCGAAGATTATAGTTCCCGCAATTTCGTATGCGGCTACAGCTATGGCAGTTGTGAATGCTGGACACGTACCCGTGTTTGTAGATGTGGACCCTAACACGGGATTAATCGATCTCAGCGATGCTCAAATAGATGATGACATCAAGTGTATAATCATCGTTCACTTATTTGGACAGTGTGCCAGTGTCCCTAAAAGTCTTAAAATTCCAATCATAGAAGATTGTGCACAAGCACATGGATCAATTATAAACGGACGCCATGTTGGAACGATTGGTGACATTGGGTGTTTTTCCTTTTACCCGGGTAAAAACTTAGGGGCGCTCGGTGATGGTGGTGCGTGTATAACAAAATCACTCACACTCGCCACTAAAATGAAGCAGTACGCGAGTCTGGGTGCTCCAGCACATAACCGATATGAACATCAGACAGATGGTGTAAATAGCCGTATGGATGGAATGCAGGGATTGTTTCTATCAACAAAATTAAAACACCTCGATGAATGGACAAATGAAAGAATCAGTGTTGCGACAAAATATAACGAGGCACATACGTTTCCTATGAGAAGTTCTATAGGTAAAGATGTTTATCATGTTTTCTACACACTACAAGAAAATAGGGACTCTTACATCGAACATATGAAGAAAAATGGAATACAAACAGGTATCCATTATCCCATTTCATTACCAGAATTAGAATGTTTTAAAGAGTTTCACGTTGAATGTGAACACGCAAAGGAATTTTGTTCTCGGTGCGTGAGTTTACCTATGTTTCCGTATATGACGGACGATGAAATAAAAGCTACATTAGAGAGTCATAAAAGTTTTCCCCATCTGGAACAATAAATGTTCCGTCAGAGTTCCATCTATTCTCCTGTTTGTCGACAGACTTGATATGCCACACAGCTATAGATGGATCCGCTTGAAGCATAACCTTCTTATCTGTACCTATAACACTCTCATGTAGCGCATTTCCATACTTGATGGTACCCGGATCATTTTTGAAAACTCGACATATATAGTCCGGCCAATTTATCCAATCCAATTCATTAACCCTAAATTTATACTTATCCAACCATTCCTGTGTAAACCCTGGATGTAAATTTATTCTTGGGACGAGTAACAGTTCGGCACCACTATCTTTTATAGCACCCTTCAAACCTTTTAGGAGTTTTTCTTTTGGCATTTCATCTGGATCGATGATGAAAATATAGTCACCCGCACATTTTGTAAGGTGGTAATTCCTATGTTCCGCAAAGTTTCCATCAAAATCTCTTTCGGATACAACGACATCTTTCTGGAAATAATTCAAAACATCCCTGACAGGTTTAGTAGCGTGAAGTGAATCTAGTAATACATTTATTTCATCTTCACGATCCTTCACTTTCAAGAGAAATGATATAAGTCCGTACAAGTCTTTCGATTCATTACACACGGTAATAGCGTATGATAATTTCATGTACGTATAAAGACTGTAATGTTTTTAAGTAGTATTAGTATGAAGCCAATTGCGGTGAATGTCTATATCCTAATGATGTTCTTGGCCTACGTGATGCGTAGGGCAGGGACATTTTCAATGGAAGAAAAGGTTAAAATGATTGAATTTATAGGTTACATGGCACTCAATCCCAATAGAGCGGTAAATCCTAGCATAGCCAACCTACCGTTCTTAAGCTCAGCCTCGGGGGTGAACGCACCAATCTTCTCGATGGTAAAGTCTTCAGCAGTAAACACCGATGCGAGTGCCAATGTGGTGACTACACCAGTCGCAGCCATCGCATATACAGGATCCTCAACCTGTTGAATGATGTTGTCACCAGTCATCGCCCAGTTCATAGAACCCCAAAGGAAACCCTGCATAGCGGCGCGACCATTGAGAACCTCAGCGAAACGATATTCTGGGACTGGTTCGGGCTTCTCCTCATACTCGATTACGATATCCTGAACGGGTTCGGGGGAAGAGCGCGTGATTGGTGTGACACGTGTACGACGCTTAGTGGTCTGACGATGCACGTGATAGGATGGCTTAACCGACGAACAAATGAGAGTGCTCATTTTATATATTCTAAAAGATTCGTATCTTTAAACCACTCTAAAAAAGTGGAACATGGGGATGAAGAGACTCGGTTAGAAGAAGAGACGCGATACCAACCATCGCGAGACGACCATTTACAAGCTCCGTCTCAGGCTTCCAAAAGCCTTGAACGTACCCCTCATCCTTAGGATTCGCCGCTGTTCCGAGAAACGCCAAACTGGCAACAGCGACAGAGAGACCGATGTTCTCACTAAACTGAGTACTGATAGAGTTACCAGTCATGACCTCATCAATCACAGCGGAGGTGAAGCCAATCATAGCAGCACGACCATTCACACGCTCAGCAACAGCAAGGAAATCGTTAGGGCGCTCAATGGGTGTGAGCGTAGGAGACTTGAAAGTGGACGAAGCCTTCTTAGAAGTCTTGTTCGTTTTGACAACTGGCCTGTTAACGGACGCAAGAATGAGAGTGCTCATTTCTATTTTCTACACGTCATCAATCTTTAATGTCTTTTAACAAGATCTTGTTCAATAAATAAACCTGAACCAGGAGACCGATCGTCGTGTACATCGTTGTTGTGTTAATTCCATACTTTCTAGCTTGATACGTAAGCCATAAAATACTGGCTATGATACCCAATACTATTCGCTTCTTCGACTTTTTGGTAAGTTCATCTGAATTTTGTATGTCAGAGTACATCTGAATAAAACCTATACTAAACGCAGCAGTTGCGATAATATCATTAAATTCCATTCTGTGTTATAATATATAGATATTATATAATGGATGCCATTTTACAAAAGTTTGCTGGAAAGATTGATGCGCATAGCGTCGTAAAGACTGTCGAGGAGATTCGCGTTGAGTACATTGACGACGGTCTCACTAAAGAGGATATCCCCCCTATCCTAGGACGGTTGATGATGGAAAGTGTAAAGTTCAAGAAATTGCCCGGTCCCCAGAAGAAGAAGTTGGTCATCGCCGTTCTTAACCACCTGATTGAACAAATTGATGAAGGTGAGAAGGATAGTGAATTTGAGGTTGTTCTTAAGAGCATTGTCCCTCCCATGGTTGACAGTTTTGCTGTGATGCTCAAGGCGAAAAATGCTGTATCCAATTGTCTCCCATGCCTAAAGTAATATAAAAAGGTAACCCGTAATTCAAATACATGAGATTTCCTTCTCTTAGTGTTATGATCCAGTACGGATTATATACAGTAAAGGAACTCGAACGATTTGCACAAGGTCTCGTATCAAAAAAGCAAATTAAAGTCCTAAGTGAGTGTAATAGGTGTGATTTTGTATACGACGGAGCAACTTGTTTGAATTGCCAAGTATGAAGTATTGTACCGTGATAGGTTCAATGTCTAGGGGACCATCGATAGAGAGTAATAACCATATGTGTGCAGAGAGACAACTCATTCGAAGATTATATAGAGAATGTATAAGAAAGGGGCATAAACCCCATCATTTCTCGGATTGGGTACATAGGAAATATGGTCATTTGATCGTGGGTCGAAAAACTGTGTACGGTGACGGTATATCATTACCATGTGTCTTGTGTAGAAAGACTATGGAGAGGTATGATATATGTTGGGTCGCACATGACGGTGAACAGTGGATTCATAGTAAAAAAACCGAAAATTTACCGCCTTCAATACCAACGGCTAAACAAAAAAGACTGTTAGGATTTGGGGGTAATGATAAGTCCTAGCGCAGACTCTAAATTGTTGTGATTTCTTTTTAGTGGTTTAGTCCTTTTTAGCTTTAGCGAACTGTTATTAGAGTTAGCATTCTTTATTTCATCCATTTTCTTTGTGTTTGAAACAAAGGGTATCAAATTATCTGTGTATGGTTTCGTCTCGATTTTTGTTTCTGGTTTGTCGGCGTCTCGTGTACTATTTTCCCTGAACTGTTCTATAGACAAATCTCCCCCGAAAACGGCGAGTTTATATCTGTATGGTGCCGGTTTTACAGTTCCAAGGTGATTATACATTTTGCGTCGCATCATCGTAATATTCCCGCATATAATCCCACCTCTATTGCATCCATACTTCTCGATCGCATGTGACTTCATACAACTCCATGAACAATAGATTCCACATGTCGAAAAAACATTTCTTCTCGTGTCATGTCTCAGAGGCATACTTAAAGGTGTTCCATCAAATGGATGACAGCACCACCAACACCACATACACATTAAAAAAATTAACTCTTTAACTGCCTTAGATTATCACCCCTAGACCAGTTCCGTATATATCTTAGATTATGACCACGTATCCACGTTCGCTTGGATTTTACTTTCGTTTTTTTAGTAACTGGTTTGCTATAGAAAAAACCGAAGAATGACATCGTTTAAGTTAAAGAGTATGTAACTCTTTAAGTTAATGATTCTCAGTATTGATGTTGGTATAAGGAATCTCGCTATGTGTATGCTCGATGAAGATCGTGAGAATCTCGTGACAGATTGGGACGTTTCTGGTGTACCACCCGAACATAAGGATGGTCTTTATATATCACTCCGAGATCACCTAGATGCCCGTCCATGGGTTCTAGGGGCAAAGACCATTCTCATCGAAAAGCAACCCGATCGTAACAAAAAAATGATATCCGTCATGCACTTTCTCCATTCTTACTTCATAATTAAATGTCCCAACGCTGAAACGATCCTGTATGATGCTCGTCACAAGATTCCAGATGTTGCTGGACCTGGTAAGGCACAATACAATAAGAGAAAGAAAGTCGCTATTCAACGATGTGAAGCCTTCATCAGGGATGGACCCATCAACGCACATTGGATAGATACATTTGTAAAATCCAAGAAGAAAGATGATCTCGCAGATACTGTCATGCAAGCACTCTCTTTCGTGAATAGGGTTGAAGTCACTCCAGCATCAAAAAAGAAGAAATCCACGAAGTTGGTGGCCCGAAAACCGAATGAAAATCAGAAGATGACAAAGTATTCCAAATCAAACCTAGCTTGGATTTATCTGAACAAAGTTGAATGTGAAGTTCTTGAAAATAATAAAAGATTCATGAAAGATCTAAAAAGGTACTATCGAGACCTAAGTGAATTGATTAGAGAACTAAAGTAGAAAAATGTCTCTCTCTATCCGCATGTCCGCCACCAACAAGCCCAAGCCCAACCTCGACAGGGTTATCAAGAATAACAAACGTCTCAAGTCTGCGGCTCATTCTCAGAAAAAGCACAGAAAGACGCATCGTGTTGCCCTCGATGAGTTGGACACCTTTATTGAACTTGTGGATGAAGCCATGGATGCCATGAATGACACGAGGATTGAACTTGAAAAGACCCAAGAGAAGCTTTATGAGCTGTACGACTTTTGTGGAGAAGTTCCATTTGATGATAGTTGTGATTATTAAAGATTTGAACGGATAGGTATATATAATGCAAAAGGTTCTCGATCATGGTTTCGTTCGTCTCGTGGATCACATGCCTCAGAAAGACTTGGATTCGTCCATTGTCCAATCAGCGCGCGTCTCCTATGGTGACGGCACCAAAACCTCTCGCGGAGATCGTGGTCTCATTCGTTACCTCTTACGTCATTGGCACACAACCCCTTTTGAAATGGTCGACTTCAAATTTCACATCAAAATGCCCATCTACATTGCCCGACAACACCTTCGTCACCGCACCGCCAGTGTGAATGAATTGTCTGCTCGGTACTCGGTGGTTCCCAAGGAGTACTATGAACCCGACACGTATCGGGGACAGTCCCAAGTGAATCATCAGGGTTCAGAGGGTGTGGTGGAACTCAAGGGTGACCTCGACAACAAAGTGGCTCAGCAGCTGAGTCAATCCTTCGATGTCTATGAGGAACTCTTGGAGAATGGTGCCTGTCGCGAACAGGCTCGTGGTACCCTCCCCCAATCGACTTATACTGAATTTTACTGGAAGATTAACCTACATAACCTCCTCCACTACCTCCACCTCCGTATGGATTCTCATGCCCAACAGGAAATTCGGGACTATGCCACAGCCATCTTCGACCTCGTGAAGCCCCTCGTCCCCATCACGATGGAGGCATTCATGGACTTCAGGGTGAATGCGATGCAGCTCACGGGTCCGGAGATTGAGGCACTCGCCACAGGAAAGGAGATTGAATCTCCCGGGGAGCGTCGCGAGTTTCAGGAGAAGTTGAAACGCTTAAAAATAAATGTCGATACAAAGTAAATGCTTGCCATTACAAACACAATGACCGTATTCGCTGCCGAGAAGAGGAACAAGGGGTTCAAGAGGCTGAGTAAGAAGATCCAGAAGGAACGTGACACTGATGTGGAAAAGATCAAAGAGAAGTTCTCTGATATTTTCCGTGATGAGCAGCGTCGTCTGAAGGGGTACTTCGAGGAGCACAACAAGTTGGTCAAGAAGGATGATAAACCCAAGAAGAGTGGTAAGAAGTCTATTGACTTTTACGAAAAGTAAGCCACAGAGTACAAAAAACAAAAAACATCGCGAGGGGTGGATTATCCCCAAACTTCTCAGCCAATAGAGCGCACACCACGCTGTATTGGACGAGCCTAATTTCCTGTTGTGTTTTGACCATAGACCGTTTCATAGACCCCCTCGACTTTTGAAGACCTGACACAGCTGTATTTATCTTACTGATCGTCCCAGGTATCTCAGTCGTCTTCATGAATATATCCCCAACATCTACAGATTCGATAATCTGTTGTTGGATGAGAGGTTCGAGGTAGGTGAAATAGTTGAACTCTGGATCCAGTTTGAGACAAATACCTTCGATTGTGGAGAAAGCCTTTGCGAGGTACACAAAACTACTGGGTACGACGAATGGTTTTTCGATCGCAAGTTGTGCGGCGAGATCATCATTGACAATTCCCGAACCATCTAGAGTTTCTAAGTATCCCAGGATGTTCTCGAAGAAGAGTTCAATATCTGAAACATCTGAGGAAGTTGGAACGATCACTCCCAATTTCACGAGGGTATCGACGATACCTGCAGTGTCTCGCGTGATTATGAACCCAAAGAGTTTTGTAAATCCATCTCTTAATTCTTCAGAAAGTGGTACGAGTAGACCAAAATCATAAAATACAAGTTTCCCCTTGGATGAAAATCCCAAGTTACCTGGGTGTGGGTCTGCATGGAAGAGGCCGTTATCCATGGTTTGAATCACATATGAGTTAATCAGGGCTTCGCATATCTTCTTCTTGTTCACTTTCGGATCGGTAATTTCTGTGAGTTTGGTGGATGCGACATATTCCATCACAATCATTTCATCGTTTGAATACTTTTTGTACACCTTTGGAACCTTTACCCAGTCAACCTCTTTCATACTTTTTCGAAACTTTACGGCGTTATCAATCTCCTGTTTATAATCAGCCTCTCCCAAGAGATACTCTATAGACTCATCCAGAACTCTTCCCGAACTATTTCCTGTGTCGATACCTATACGCTCTAAAAATTGTACAATGTCGCGTATGTTATCGGTATCTTCTTTCATGATATCCAGGATTCCTGGACGTTTTAATTTTACAACAACTTTTTGACCGGTTTGGAGTACAGCCATATGGACCTGGCCGATACTCGCTGATTTAAATGGTACAGGGTCAAATTCTTTAAAAATATCATAATCTACAATGGTATCGAATTCCACGGGAGGAACATTATCCTGTAGCGATTCCAATTCCCTTGTAAATTCAGGTGGGTAGAGATCCGCTCTCGTCGAAGCGATTTGACCTAATTTTACAAACGTTGGACCGAGATCAAGGAGTTCTCCTTTCGTCCAGCGACCCAATTCAGTTTTATTTTGTACAGTGGCATTTTTCCATAGAAACTTACCAGCAAACTTCCATGTTTTCAACCTTCTACTAGGAACTTTGATTGGTACATGTTGAGAAACACATAACATTCTACTTTCTGTAAAGGTTTTTATTTTCTTAACTTATATAAAATGAAGATTTCCAACCTTTTTGGATCAGTCACAAACCCAATTGAAAAGTTTCTTCAACCCCCTTCACTGGTTTTTTCACTCATCGTACTTTACCAAGGTTTATTCTCTGGTAATGCTGTCGTGATCCCTCAGCGTTTAAAAGTTTTATTCGGTAACAAGTTCTTTCGTTTATTCTCCCTATTTCTAATTACGTTAACATCATCCAGGGATGTTGAGTATGCGATTTTATCTACCGTGATTTTCGTGTCATTTATTTACGCACTGAAAACTCCGGAGGAGCGTGAGAAGACCGGACTGATTTAATTTATCCACTACAAGTAGAATGAAGATTCATATTATAGGTGCAGGTCCAAGTGGTATGTCATTAGCTTGGGAATTTCTCAGAGCGGGAAATGACGACATAACAATTTATGATAGAAAACTATCTGCTGGTGGATCGTGGTGGGAACCAGAAATAGACACAAGAGATCTTCACGCACATAGGATCGTATTCGATCGCGCTTTTATCAATACACAATCACTTTTCAAAGAGATGAATATTTCGTGGAATGATATATTCCAACCCGTGAATAAAAAGAAGTATCTCGATACCGCTTTCAAGTCTCTAAGTTTTAGAGATTATGGAACCCTGATTTCACTGTTTACTCGTGTACTCACACACTCGAGTGAATACATGAGGGTGTCTCTCATGAACGCGATCGGACCCCTCAGTGACACGGGTCGGGCGTACATAGAACATTTACCGTTAATAATGGATGGTGTCACTTGGGATGTCATGTCCGCCTATGAATTTGTAAAAAATATAGATCATACTTCACTTTCGAACATGTACACACAAAGAGTTTCTGGTAAAGTAATGTGTGATGCCATGGAAAAGTGTTTACTAGATCACGGTGTTAACTTTATTTTTGGAACTGAAGTAACTTCCATAGAGTATCGAAGTGATGGATATTCTGCTAAGTTTGATACTGATCAAATTATAAACGATGGCATGTTATTTTTATGTGTAGATAATAGTCCAGCTCTAAAACTCTTGGGTGATAACTGGGGTCCGGATGCAGAGAAAAAGTTGCGAGGAAGTACATACGGCGCCATAAATGTTCTTCTCGATTATGACAAGAAACCAGTGTTGAAAACCGATATAGAAATAGCAACGCAAACCAAATGGAACTTACAACCTAAAGTTCTTTCGGATGGAAAAACAGTCTCATGTGTTATATGTGACTTGACCGAAGAGATTTTGAGTTCTAGTCCCGAAGTCGTAAAAGGGGAAGTTCTTAAGCAACTCGGTTTACCTAAACCAAATGATATACGAATTGGGTGGGGTGCAGAATGGGAAGGTGACAAATGGACATTTTCTCAGTCGTCGGGTGTTCTCAGTCTCCACGGTCAACTCCCATTTTTTGGAAACTGTTCAAAAGTTGCCATGTGCGGTATGATGTCCCCTAGAAATACACCATACTCGAGTATCGAGTCAGCCGTTGAAGTGTCAAGATCTCTGAGTCATCAAGTATTCGGCACTAGAAAGCCACTCAAACCTCTTCTCGTTTCCCACGTTTTGTTGTACACTTTTGTGATACTTATAGTTTTAACGTTAGTTTATTTTAAGAAGAAATGAAATTTCTAGGAAAGGTACATGAACCTATTTATGAGTTCAACGACAAAAAGTATATTCGTTTTATAATTCCATCTAAGTGTTCAGAAATTATAGAGCGAATGCATATAAATAAATGGCGTTTTCTATCAAACCCAAATATTGACAATCCATTGGATGGTAACATCCTAACAGTAAAAGTCCCGTTTCGGTACCGAAGAGTCATGTGTAACGTTCAAGGAAAACCTATTCAATCTCTCGTCAAAGACGATGAGGTCGAAATTGAAATAGAGTTCAAGGGTGTGTGGAATGTCGGTAATTATTCGGGCTTATCCTGGGTACTCTCTTCCTCAATCTTCTCAAGTCCTTGACTGGGATCTATGGGTAATTCAATCGTGTTCACACCACCCTTTTTCAGGTTAGAAAAGGTTTGAAGCATTCCTTGGAGACGAAAAACCTCTTGGGTCATCTGTTCAATCGTCTGTTCGAGTCGTTTAATATTCTCATCAATGTCGAGAGTGGGCATCGTGTACTTATTTAAAGTTTCGCATCTTTAAATAAGTATGCTCTCCAGAACCGGATACATCGTGAATACGGGTCCAATTCAGGAAATTAAAAAGGAACTTACCGTAAGACCCATAGTAAATGGGGATTATGGATTCCCTCCACCACCTTTCAAAGTTTTCAGACCAGCTAAGAATGGAGTCTGCGTTCCAAGATTCTACGGAACTTCTAAACTTGGGGAACCACGTGAAGACAAGAGACCAGAACCTAGTCGCATCGATACCAAGTTCGTTGGGAAGCTTCGAGATTCCACACACCAAAATGATGCCCTCCGTTCAGCAATTGAAGCAGGGCATGGCGTCCTTTCTTTACCATGTGGCTATGGTAAAACGACGGTATCCCTGGCCATAGCGTGTAAGTTGGGGTACAGGACCATGATTGTAGTACACAAACAATTCTTAGCCGATCAGTGGCGAGAAAGGATTCAACAATTTTGCCCGGGTGCCACGATTGGTGTCGTGCAACAGGATAAGAAGGAAGTCGATTGTGACTTTGTCATCGCTATGCTCCAGTCATTGTCACTCAAAGAATATTCATTTTCAGATTTTGATAGCGTAGGAACTCTCATAGTCGACGAGGCGCATCATATTTGTGCAAAGGTATTTAGTCAGTCACTCTTCAAAATGTGCCCCAAGCACATCTTTGGACTCTCAGCGACACCAGAACGAAAAGATGGTCTCACGAAAGTGCTTCACTGGTTTATGGGTCCAACATTCTTTTCGGTTGAAAGAAAGAATCAAGAACAAGTTGAAGTGTTTCAGGTTACGTTCGATTCACCGAATTACAGAAACCCTCCACCATCTATGAGGAATGGAAAGATTTCAATGCCAAATATGATTACATGCTTAGTTGAAGATCGTCAAAGAAATAAGATGTTGGTGGAGTTGGTGAAAAAGGCTTCAGCGGGTACTCGACAACTTTTAGTTCTCAGTGATCGCCGACTTCATTGTGAATTTCTTCACCAATGTTTCCCTAAAACTTCAGGACTCTATATGGGTGGTATGAAAGAAGCTGCTCTCCAGGAATCTTCAAAAAAGAAGATCATCTTCGCAACATTCAGCCAAGCCCATGAGGGTCTCGATATTCCAACTCTTGATACAGTCATCTTAGCCAGTCCCAAGTCTGATATCACTCAAAGTATTGGTAGAATCATGAGAGAAACAAAGGGAAAGAAGAATGATCCTCATATTTATGATGTACACGACCCTTGGTCTATATTTACAGCGATGTATTACAAACGAATGAAGGTGTACCGACAAGGTGGATTCAATATCCGTGGAAAGGTTATAGAAGAAAAGAAGAATGACTTCCCTCAGGGAAAGTGTCTGTTTTTATAATCTGAACATCTATTAAATGTCGGGTGCATTAATACAATTGGTATCCAAGGGAATACAAGATGTCTATCTAACTAGTGACGATGGACATTCTTTTTTCCGGATGAAGTTTACGAGACATACAAACTTTTCTCAAGCACCAAAATACATTAAAAATATTTCTGATAAAGATGTGTCCATTAAAATTCCTGTTTTGGGTGATGTCCTCAACGGGTTGTGGTTTGAATCGAGTTCTCTAAACTCTAACGCGAATATCGCATCCAACTTATTTTTTAATTCCACACTCGATCTCTTTATAGGTGGTCAAAAAATTGATTCACAATCATATGATTATTTCGGTGATATATGGCCAAACTACTTAGCTGATACATGGAATAAATCTCAAGAACTTAACAATAAAACTTCGACATCTAACTTTACCTTTGTTCCACTTCATTTCTTTTTCTGTGATCATAAAGCATTTTTACCTCTCGTGGCATTACAACATCACGAAGTTGAAATACGAATTAATTTTGATGAAGAAAATTTAGCTACTATAGGAGCTGACGAAAAGACTGCTAAAATATATGGAAACTACGTGTATTTAGATAAAGAAGAAAGGGAGTCACTGATTAGTCGATCATTGGATTTCGTCATTACACAAGTTCAGAAAATCGAGTTTCCCCTCACGACTACTATTGATAACACATTGGCCAGTAATGAAA